TATATGAAGTTTTGGGGAAGCAAATCCACCCTTCCAATCTATATCAAGAGATCTTTTCCTAATTAGCATTGGTTTTATTATATTCTTCTGTATTTTTTTTAAATCTCTTAATCCAATTGCAATCTTTTCTAACTCATCATTGAATGATGAGTTATATACGTTTTCTAAGTAGGCTTGTTTATCCATTATAGTTATTTACATTAACTGTTGGTTTTCTTCTTCCAAGCAAAGCAGAGCCACCAGCAATAGCTCCAGCACCACCCAACGTGTACATGGCAGGCTTACTCGATCTTGCTACCATACCAAGCCCCTGCATTGCTCTTCCCCTTGTGGCTTTATCAAAAAGACCTGGAACGTGTTTTACCATACCACGACCTAATGTAGCAAAAGAAGAACCAAGATTTTTAATAGCAGGCATAATGAATCCTACTTTTTCAAGTTCGTTTACAAATGCCGTACTATATATCTCTTGGAGATATGCTTGCTTGTCCATAATGTACTCCTAAGAGTTTATTCTTTATTTCTTTTCTTGTACGCTCGATATGCAAGTGCTGGTCCGCCAGCAGCAGCAGCTCCACCACCAGCAAGGATCGCAAGCGCACCCTTTGATCTAGGAATTGTCAGAGCTGTCTCTGTAGCAGCTCTTTTTAAGTTAGTCTTTATACCGCCAGGAGCACCCCTCATTGTTAGAGCATTTTTGATGGCGGTCAGTCCAGACCCAAGATTCTTGAAGGATTCTTTAACTTTGCCAGAAATCTTTTCCAATTCATCATTGAAAGATGCGTTGTAGATCTCTTCAAAATAAGCCTGTTTGTCCATTGTTTCTTCTCCTAGTTGATTTGTTGATTGAAGATGAGCACCTAAAGCAATTCCTTTATTTAAATATTCTTGTGCAATAGACTCATTCTCCTGTTGATTGAACGTATTAAACTGATCATATATACCTTGATTCTCTTCTTGGTTTGCTTCCGAGAATGCTGATGCCATTGCATTTGAAGCTCTGTTGGCGCCTAAACGATATCCACCATACCCAGCACCAGCAAGAACCCCGGCCCCAAGAACGCCAGCCCCAGTAAGTTTAAGAGCTGTTCTAAATCCTTCCATGCTTGATTCTTTTCGCATTATATCACCTCTTTTATACAATATAATTAATATGCTGTGTGTGGCAAAACTTTTTGTGATGGACCAACCATTTTACTCCATGGAAGTTTTTTTGCTATTCTTGGAATGCCTGGAGCTAATAAGGCAGTATTAACCATTGATCCAATAGGAATTGCTGCAGCAGCTGGATGTATCAATGCCATAGTAGGAGTTATAGTTCCAGAGGCTGTAAGAATGTATGGAGCATATTTTTTAAATTTCTTTGTTTCTTTTCCAAGCTGTTTATATGCCGGCCAATAATCTGGATGATTTCTTGCTATACCTAAAGCTCTTTTAAAATTTTTTGGAAATGCTTCGGCCGCATTTATAGACCTACCTGTTTCAGTGAAATTTCTAACAAATCTTTTTGGTAACCCTGTTATATTCTTCGTTGTCAGAAGTAGTGCTATTTTTTCTAATTCATGTTCGAAGGCTTGATTGTAAACCTCTTCGAAATATGCTAATTTGTCCATTTTTTAAATATAATACTAAAATTTTCCTATACCAAATATAAAATAACATTATTTTCCTTGGAAATATAGTAAAAAATGTAATATATTATCTATGGGGACATTTGGAGTTTTATGGGCAAAGTGCCTTTTGCTAAATTCATAGCTACTTTTCTGCTTTTCAATAAAAGCATAGGCTATATTATTGAGAAATTAAAAGAATTTGGTTATAGCATAACGGAAGACGAAGTTAGTCGTATTTTTAAATATATAAGAAACTGTCTTCCTGAAAAATATAGAACTTTGGTTGAAAGCCATCAACCTTTCGATATAAATAATCCAGAACATGTAGAATGGTTAAAACACTTTGGTGTATTTGAATTCTACGACTTTATAATAAGACAAAATGATGATTTAGAAAATGCTCCAGATTATTTCAATTGGTGCCTTAACTGTATGTGGATACACGGATACAGGGATGTGATGTCTTTGATAAATATCCTTCTGTTCAATAAGGAACCTTACGAAGAAATATCAAAAATAATAATGTTTAAATATAGGAAAAAGATAGGAGTGGATACTCTTAGTCTTTATGAGAACGTATTCTGGAATACATCTGAAATTACAGCAAAGGAAGCTGTTTATTACTGCGTTCCATTTAGAGATAATGCTTTAATTATTAGACAAATAAGAGGTGGGGCCGAAGTATCGATGGTTGATAAATCAATCTCCGATCCAATGCACGATGGCTCCGATGTCCCATTCACCTTCCATGATTCTTCTTACATTAAGTGGAAGATTGGTTATCGTGATATTGCGGTTCCCACCTCACGTGATTTTCTCGAGCAAGTGAAGCGTGACAGTTATTTTAAATATTATGAATCATTTAATATGACTCAGTGCGTTGATGTTGAAAAAGAAGATGGTCATGATGATAAACTAGGAGACTTCGAGCACAATAAGGTTAAGCATAGGAATATAGAAGAGCAGAGAGCCAAGATGATGAAACATTATCTTGACCTATACCTTAAAGCTGAAGAGTCTATGCCTTCTGGTGGAGCTAAGACCGAAGATTTCTTTAAGAAGATGGCACAAACTCAGCTGCAATTCGATGAAAACGAAAAGATGGCAAGAATTGATGATGTTCCAGATATACTTGCAGATATTAAAGGAGACATGAGTGACCTTAAACCATTAGAAGGAACTCCATGATTGCTCCGTCAACTTTTGCTCAGAGCATATTTACTCTAAATAATGCTCCATTGGTTTTGCCTCAAGACTCAATGAGACACCTTTATCCTATCTATAATCGGCCGGCAGAATCAATATTATTGAAATTTGGACGACAGACTCACAAGTCAACAACTGTCGGATATAAGTTAGCATTGACACCAATAAAATATGAAAGTTATCATGCGCTGTATGTTGCGCCAACCGGTAACCAAGTTTCAGTTTTCTCTTCAGATAAACTGGATAGTGCGCTCAATGGATCTACTGTTGTAAAAGATTATTACTTTGATACAAAAACTAAAAATCAGATATCGTACAAAGAACTTAGAAACAATAGTAAAATTTATCTTAGGTCTGCATTTCACACGGCCGATTCAATCCGCGGTATATCTGCAGATCAAACCTGTATCGATGAGATGCAGGATATTATAAGTGATCATATACCAGTTATTGAGCAATGTATGTCTCACTCTTTGGCTAAATGGGATCATCTTACGAAACAATTTCCAGAACTTCCAATGCATTTATTTAATAACAGAATGTACGCTGGTACACCAAAAACTGTTGAGAATGCAATGGAAAAATACTGGGCAAAATCTACTCAGAACGAATGGATTATAAAGTGTCAAAATCAAGGATGTAAAAAATACAATTACATTAATGAATACAATATTGGTGACCTTTGTTTGATATGCAATAAGTGTGGAAAGCCAATCTATTATGAAGATGGCCAATGGATAGTTATGAACACGGCAGGAATTATTGAAGGTTATAGATTGCCTCAGATAGTTTTAAAATGGATAAACAATATTAAGAATCCAAAATCTTGGCAGATAAGTGTTATAAATACCAGAAAGATATACTCCATTGAGAAATATTTTAATGAAGTTCTTGCTCTTCCATATGCAGCTGCGAAACATCCTATGAGTGCAGTTGAATTAAAGGCATGTTGTGACGAAGATTGGGACCAAATTGAAGAATCTCAAGCTTTTAAAAATCCAAAAATTCATGGTTGTATAATAACGGCGGGAATAGATTGGGGAAAAGGTGATACAGCCTCTGGAACATCGTATTCGGTTTTAACAATATCAGCTTTTGTTAGAGGCGTTTTCAGAACTGTATTCATAAAGAAATACACTGGAAGAATGTCTGAACCATTAATACAAGTAAAAGACATGTTGAGAATAATTAATCGGTTTGGAGTTCAATTAACTATTGCTGATACTGGTGATGGAAGAACGTCAAATGCTATGATGGTTGATGCCCTTGGTGCTGATAAGTTTGCAGAAATATATGAGCATGGAACAATGAAAAAGAAAATAGCATGGGATGGTGATAAGGGATACTATATAATAAATAGAACACAGGTAATGACTGATTATATCATGGAAATTAAAAAGACTAAAGTTCGTTTTTTTAGTTATGAGCAGTTTAAAGAATACCTTCCAGACTTTACCGGAATTTATGCAGATTATAGCGAACAAACAAGAATGACTAAATATGATCACAATGTTCCTGATGATACGTTCCATTCGTGGATGTTTTCTAGAATAGGAAGTGGAATAATAAGGGGAGAACTATCTCATTATTTATCTGGTGGAGTTCAGGGTGACGGGACAGATTCTTCACCAAAATCAATGGGATAAAAGTTATTTAAATTATTGGGAGCTAATATGCCGTTTAAAAGTGAATCACAAGTTAGGAAATGTTATGCGCTGAAAAATAAAGGTCAGGCAGGAAGTTGGAATTGTGATAAATGGGAAAAGCACACAAAAAGTATTAAAGCTCTTCCCGAAAGAGTTAAAGAAGCAATGATTGAATCATTTACAAAAATAGCTAAACAATTATTCGATCCAAAAGTAATCCCAACTATTCCTGTAAGAGAAATTCAGAAACAAGAGATATCAAAACAAAAAGAAAATAAAAGGAAAGGGATGTCTCCTGCTGAATATAGAAAGAGTTTAACTATGAGTAGAACTGGTGTAGTTCAAAAAAATGTAAGTGCTGAAAAGGTTTCTTAATGTTTAAGATGTTCCGGAATAAAAAGACCGCTTTCATTAATGTAAGCTCTTTTATTTATTTCAAGTCTTTGATCAATGGATGCAATGTTAGCTCCTTGATGATTGCGGCCGGCTTCCTCCAAAATTTCCTGCATGGCTTTATCAAACATATCTTCATACCATTCAGTAGATTTTTGATATTCACCAAGTTCGGCGTTTCTAAATTCGTCAATAAGATTTCTCTTAACCGTTGCCATGGAAGCGG